GTCGTCTCCATACACGTACACATTGGCTAAGGCCTGACTCATGGTCTTTTGCCCATATACGTGTATACAAGCTGCAGCGAGTGCCCAAAAACAAAGCGCCTCAACGGGAAAGCATAGTGCTGACCCCATTGGCGCAAACTTACGCATCCTCACTAAGTCACCGGTTGGTAGCTTAGTCAGTTGTGACCGAGTCGCTAGAAGCGCTGGGAGTAACCCAGACTCCTTAAACAACTCAGTAACTAGCGCAAGTGACACTCGGTCGGAGGCATCGCTCAAATCTAGTGTTGCCCACCTACCGTCAACTGACCCTTCTAGGGCCAGCCGACGGTTAATACCTTGGTCAGAAAAATTAACATGACCTTTGGTAAGCGGGTGACGTTCGAGATGAGCAACGAGCTTTTTACCCAAGCCCTGTTGGATGTATTGGACCTCTAGTGGCTCACATGAAATGAGCCTAGGCCCTCTACTGTCTTTTGGGACTAGCACAACTTTGGCGGTAGCTTCCTTTTCATGGGTTAAATCCCAATAAAGTGGCCATTCGTCAAAACGATGCTTTTCTGAGAGCATATAATACTCCAGAAAAGGGTAAACTTCTTCAACATGATCGTATAAACGTTTGAAGTTCCACTTTTCGTGTGGTTCTTCCCCTGTTGCAACAGCACCAGGGCCATGTTGAGGACTAATATCTACGTGATTAAAATGCCTAAGAGTCTTAGTAATAAGACTTCGGGCTTCTCGTAAGACATTAGGCTCAAGGCGAGTATCAGCGCTACCCAAATGATCAAAGTTTTCGGGAAGCGACTGATCAATACGGACAAATTTAGATAAAACCTTGTCCGTGACTCGTTTGTCATAAGGCACCTCCAATTTGTAAAAAGTAAAGCAAATCTGGGTAACATCCGTGATTGCGCAGATATCTGCGTTTTCACGCACGTAACCGTCTTCAGTAAAAATACGACTAAGCAACTCCTTCAAAAAATGAGGTATTGCTGACCCACGTAGTTTTCTAAAACCGTGGATTGAGAGTCGCTCACCTTTTAAGGCTAAGTTTATACTTTTGCCAAAATTGGGGAGAGTCTTGGTAAGAAAACCAAGACCTTCTGAAGATGCACGACTGTATAGTGTTTCACAGTCACGCGTGGGTTCCAG